ATTCCGTGTGGAGTTGATACGATAATTACTTTAGTTGATTTACCAGAAGTAATTGTAGGATAAACGGAACTAAAAAATTGTTCGGCAATAGTTGTAGGTACGAAAGCAAACTCGTCAAGGAAGATAATGTTATATGAACCTCCTCGGACAGCACTTGAAGATGTTGCGGCTGCTACTACTTTACTTCCATTCTCTAATTCTATATTACCTTTGTTCCAGTTTAATACGCCTTGTTGTAACCACTTTGGTAAGTTCTCATATGCAAGTTGTAGTCTACCTAATATATCTCTTGCAGTTGAAGATTTGTTGGCAAGAATTGCAATATTACAATTAGGATTAAATAACGCATAATGTAATAGATACGAAATCGTTGTTGTTGATTTACCTGATTGTCTAGGTAGTTTGCAAATTGTAAATCTATTATTATGTATAGTTTCTACAATCTTCTTTTGAAAGTCGTACATATTAAAAGGCACTAAACCTTCGTCAAGTGAAACAATCTGTACATACTTCATCATAAAGTATAACGGATCCTTTTCACATTTTTTAAATTCGCTAATCTCTTCAGCAGTAAACTCTTGTGGTGTGTTTACTTTCTTTAGATTAGGGTTGCCTAAATATGCGTCTGTACTCATAATTAATCTTTGCCTTCAATAGTAGTACCTTTGAAAGGGTCGTCTTTAGTATCTCTATTGTTTTCGTCAAACTTTTTATCTTTTAGATGTTTTTGTAATTCTGCTGTAGAACCTACAAACAAAGCATTTTTAATATTGTTAGTTGTCTTATTTGGTACATCTTTTAGTTTAGATAATTTACTTTGTAAGTCTTGTAATTTATCAACGGTGTCGGCTACATTTTTAATTAATGCACCAGCGACTTCGTATGCTCTAGGGTGTTGCCCTTCTTTTGCAACATCTAAAATGCCTTGTATTGCGTCTTGTCCTCTTTCAATTAAATTATAATAGTTCTCTCTACTATATTTGTAATCGTTATCTATATCGTCTTTCTTTGGGTCTTCATTTCTAGGCACAGGTACTTGTTTCTCTTGTATCATTAAATCTGATACAGGAGTACTCTCTTCTTTGATACCTAAAATATCATTTACTTTGTCTTCTAGTTTACCCATTGTTTGTTATCCTAAAATTTGTATTTAAAACTATTCGTTTATTATATGCAACTGAATTACTACTTGCGTGAAATCTCCAACCATTAAATATTACACAACGATTTGCTTTTGGTGTAACCCTCTTATGAATAGTTAGTTTTTCTGGTTTCTTATCTTTATTAAAAAACTCATTGAACAATATTGTATCACCATCTGTATCTTCAGGATAGTAAATACAAACTAAATGCTCTTCTTGTTCATCATCAATATGTGCCATATTATACTGACCATCTTTAAAGTCAGGATGTGGAAACATTAAATTAAATTTTGCTCTTAACAATTCTACTTTATCAAAGTCTTTAGTTAACAGACCTGCTTTACCAACCATTTCAGATAAAGAATGTTTTACTGGTTCCATTGCAGGATTTTTTGGCATATTTGCTGGTTCGTTATGCAAGTATACTCTATGAACCATTTGCATTGATGAAAAAGTATTATCGTCTTTCATAATACCTTTATTGTCTGTTTGACTAGGCAATATATCCATTGATATAATATAACCTAATCTATAAATGTTTTGACAGAAACTATTATTTACAACTTCTGGTAAAACATTGTCTATTACTAATACATCTTCTCGTTTCATTTTCGCCTCTCATTATGTATCACTTCCTGTTGATGGGTCATATTTCTTACCATCATTAAAGAATGATATAGTTGTCGTAAATCCAAAGTCATCACCTGGTTTTGCAGAAGATGGATTTGGTGTAATTACAATTCTTTCTTCTCTTGCTTTATTTACAGGATCCGAACCTAAATCTGATTGTACTTTTCTTACAACACCTTGATGTGTTGACGGACCATATAGATAAGTTTTTGCAGTAAAATTAATTGTATAAATTACTGCTCTTCTTGTATTAAAGTCACCATCATAATTATCTTCGTAATTAATATCACCTATAACAATAGGTACATCACGCTTGATATTTAAGTCTGGTATCATATTTATAGTAACCGTATAATCAGGTTGAAAGTACGGAACTATTTGTTCTAAAATTTGTAAACCATTTTCAGCAGTAGCAGTAAAAATAAACAAAGAGTAAGTTATATTATATGGTACAGGAGTATAATTAAACTTCATCTTGTTTTGTTGATTAGATGTATTACCTTCATCTGTTTGTGTTCTTGTCTTTTGTAGTTTATTTAATTTTCTACTAGGGTCATATTGTATACCTGATATTTCAAAACCCATACGAGGTAATATAGTTGAAAATTGTTGGTCTTGTAAATCTGGTTGTTGAGTTAATCTTGTAATAAACTTTTCTTTTGGTGCATATGCAAGAGGCACCGTAAATCTTTTTACAACACTATCATTTGCGTCTTTAGTTTGTACTACAATCTTATTAAAGATTTGACCAAACGCAATAGTTAACTTTCTTAATCCTTCGTTATAAAAATGTGTACCGAACATTATTTAACATCTCCAAATGGGTTGCTTTCTGTAAAGTCTAATATGTCATCTGAAACCGTTGCAGTATCAAAACCTGCTTCAGTATCTAAATCTAAATTATCAGCATATACAGATTTAGTTTGTATACTTGTAGCGGCGTCTCCGTCTGTAGTAGTGTCGTCATAGTCTTCATTAATTAAGTATTGTGGATTACCGTGTTTGTCTCCTGTTTCTAATAATAAGAAACCATTGTATGAAGATTGATTTAATGTACCATCTTCAAGTCTGAATTGATGTTGTAAACTTGTATCAAGTGATTTTCTATCATCAGCAGTATCAATATCAGAAACACCAGTATTAAATTCTTCACTAGAGTATTCAAAAGTTTTACATCTTAATTTGTAGACAGGTAAGTTTCCTAATTGAAAGAAAGGTTCCTGGTCTTCTACAAACGCAACTTCAAAAAACTTATTCATTAAAGGATAGTAAATTACATCACCTTCGTTAGGTCTACCATCTACCATTAAGTTTGCTGGGTCATCAACTTGTTCTTGGAATCTTCTCTTCGCAATTACAAAAGTTGTATCGTCTCTAACTTCTAAACCAAACTTACTAATTATTTCTTGTTCGCCTTGGAATCCTTCAACCGTTTCAAAGTACATTTCAACTAGATATGACTCATCAAACCTAGACGCAGAATCTTCGCCTAAAATTAAATCTCTATTGACTAGAGTCCTAGGTAAATAGTAAACAGCGTGACCATAGATTTTTAAATTTTCAACGATTAAATCTTCTATTAATCTTTTCTCATTTTGACTACCTATGCCATCGCCGCCTTGAAAGTAATGATTAACGGCCATTGTATTTTTATCCTATTAACATTGCTGGGTTTAACTCAAACGAATTTCTGATTTCAGTTTCAAGTTTTTCAACATCTTGTAATGCTTCAGAATAAATTTGTTGTCCGTTCAAGGTAACTCCACCAATCATTGCTACTCCATTAAATTTTGATAGGTTGGCACCCCATTGTTTTTTTACTAATGCAGTTGTGTATCTCTTCAACCATATATCATCATATACATCTGTATAAGTGTCTGGGTCTAATTTTCTATATGCGTCAATTACTAGATACTCACCGACTTGTAAATCGTTTGCCCAGTCCATATCAATGTATAATCTATTGTCGTGTTGATTAAATCTTAATGGTTTTTCACCGACTAATATATGGTCTAGGAAATCTAATTGTCTCATCACAATGTCATAGTTAATAACACTTGTAGATGAAAAATCATAAAGGTCATTTAATCTTAATTGGTATCTTACATCAAATAAGTTTAAGTTTCCTTTATTAGAAAAAGGAAATATGTTTGTAACCGATATTACACTTTCAGGTACAACGATATAGTTGTTGCCTGATTTCCAAGTTGTGGTTACAGAATTTTTTGTTGCACCTTCTGAGCTATCTGCTAGTATTCTAGTTTTGTCTGTTTGAGTGTATTCGTATTTTAAGTATACTCTTTTGATACCGTCATAGTGATATTGTTGATAGTATTGTAGTGCTTCGTCAACTCTATCATCTATTTGGTCATCATCTACATTAATCTCAATAACAGGATGCCCTAATGCTCGTTTAGCATATGCGATAAGTGTCTGTCTTGTATTAGGTTGAGCCATAGTTATTTCCTTTATCTTTTAGCAATATTTATAATTATCCGTGAGGGTCGCAATCCCATTTCGTGTCTTTATCGTCTTTTTTATCTAAATACCAACACAATATCACTAACAATACGCCAAATCCTATGAGACCTTGTAAAAATGGTTCGTGTTTTAGCATAAACCATAAGATTTCTAATCCGTTTGCACCATCAACAATTAACCAATCAATCTCTTCTGTTATATTCATTTCTTATTGCCACATCTTCTCATAGCAGATTTTACTTTAACTACCATATCAAATATCATTGCGTCTGTATGAAATGGTGTTGGAGTAAATCTTAATCTTTCAGTACCAACAGCAACCGTAGGATAATTAATTGGTTGAACATAGATACCATTTTTGTAAAGTAATTCATCTGAAACTGCTTTACATTTTTTAGCGTCACCTATAATTACAGGTAC